GCATTTGTCAATAGCCATGCTAGAGACGAAGAACAATCAACCAGTGGAGCAGGTGTCATGGCAGAACCCGTTGAAACTGCTGAGAAAGATGTTGGGATCACCCCGCATGCGGTGTATGGCACCAACGTTGCGACTGGTGGCACCGTTCCGTTCACCGGATATACGCCGACACTGGGAACTGGTGGCGCAAACGTGCCATCTGCGAATGGTGCTGTGCAATTCAACGGATATAATCAGTTCGACTCTAATATAAATCATTACTTCCGCATTCCCGGTGGTCGTTCTCTCCGCCGCATGTTGCGTGCGCTTGTGGGTGTAGCTCCTGGTGCAACGGCTCAGGAATTCCGCACTCGTGTGCAGGGGAGAACCAACACACAGAGCTACACATACGGTGGAGTGCAGCCGCTTGAGCAGGTTCCATACATCAATCGCGTAACAACTGCGGCTGATGTGACTGGCATCGTGGCGTTGCTTGATCGTGTTGTTGCGCCGCCAATTTATCCGGTGGATGTAGGAGGCAACGGCGGCGGTGGCATGCTGAAGTATAAGGGCATCGGCTGATGTGAGCCGAGGCGCATGGCTGCTGCTGCTCTTGCCTCTGATCGTCCTCATTGTGGGGCTTGTGCAGTTTCGTCGCCGTCCGTGATGGGGCTTATGGCCGCGCGCTCCGCGCGCGGGGTTGTCAATAAGGAGTGATGCTGTGCCATTACCCGATGCAGATGCAGTTGCGCCGAGTGATCCGAAAGAATTGATCAATGCCTATCTGCTGAGTAAGGGCATGCAGCCAACTAACGCGCTGATGTCGCAAGCTCTCATGGCTAATGCGCAGAACCCTGGTGTCATTCCGGGTTTGCGCAACATGGAACCAATCAGCAGCCCCGGTGATCCGGGAATGCCGCCTGCACCTGCACGTGGTGGTGGAAAACCCGCAGCAGATACGCGACCGCTGCCAGTTCCACCGGCATATGTTCCACCGCCCGGTGCATCTGATGCAGCCAAAGGCCCAGATGACAGAAGCATCGGTGCGCGAATTCTCGATTGGTTAGCATTGCCGGGTGCAGCAGCAGGAAACAAGTATCTGCTTGGTGGTCCGCAGAAACCAGAACCCAAACAGCTAGCTGGTCCTGATGAACGCGGCGGTGGTGGTGATGGTGGTAGACCAGCGCCAGTTCCAGAACGACCAATGTTGCCGGGCGGTGGTCAACCCGCATTACCTGCACCAGAACCACGCGCACCGTTGGGATTACCTGCACCTTCGCCACCGAATCCACTCGATGCTGCAATAAGTCGTGCAACTGAGCCGGTGCCTGCTGAAGTTGGCAAGGGTCCGCCGCCAGCAGTGCCACCAGTTGCAGAACCGAAAGGCACAGTTTCGATTGTTGATCCGAAAACCATCAAGCCGCGCACAAATCTCAATCTGCCATCTGCATTGCAAGGCAAAGGCGCAGCGCAACTCGAATCGTATCTGCGTTCGATTGGCAGGATACACAGATGATGCAGTTGCCGAAAGCCAACGAACCGCTGGTGCTTGCGAGTGGCAAAGTCGTCATGCCGGGTGATGGCACGAAACGAACTCGGTTCATTCGGCCAACGTCACAGGAGATCGAACAGCGCAACGAAACGCCGGTTGAAGTTGACGATGAACCAGTGGTGCTGGTCACTCAGCGCAAACTCAGTGATCTGCCTGAGACGCCACGCAACATGAACCCGATCTGCGTCATCATCGCTTATACGATGTTCGGTTTGACTGTGCCTGATATCTCACAGGCAACAAACCTGACCGAAGAACAGGTTGAGAACATTCAGCGATGTGATGCCTTCGTGTCAATGCGCGACACGCTGATGGGCAATGTCATACAGGCTGAAGCAGCATCCGTGCGTGAGATGTTCGTCAAGCAGTCTCGTGCTGCTGTGCATGTGATGGTCGATAGCCTACACAACGGTGCCCGTGCTACTCGCATGAGTGCAGCGAAGGATATCTTAGATCGTGCTGGTCATCGCCCTGCTGATATTATTGATCATCGCCATAGCATCAATGGTGGTCTGGTTATTGAAGTAGTGCGTAAGACTGATGGTGAGAGTGTGCCCACAATAGAAATGGAGATTGGCAATGGCTAAGACACCGGCTACCCGCACAGGCGAAGTGGTTGATGAAACGCGCTCCGATACGATGGGACCGCAATCTGGTCTGCTATCACCGCATGCAAGCATGCCAGTTTCACCGACAATGGCTGAGATTGTAGCAGCAGCAGAAGCAGCAGAACCGCCTGACCCGCCGCCTCCTGAGACAACGATGGGAACAACGGGTCGCGATACGCTGCATCATAATGACAAAGCGAAGGACAAACACTGATGGCCTTTAAGGGGTCAGTCACTTACATCGCTGCGGGACAGGTGATTACCGCGCTGCCTATGATACAGGATGCAGGCGGCAACGGCGGTAATCAGTGCTACTTTGCACACGTGCAACTGCTCCCGTCGAGTAGTGCAGTGCAGGTGGCCGTGATCTTCGACAACCGCGCAACCCCGATGACTACAATCGGCGCACCACTTGTGTGTGCTATTCCATCCGGCGCACGAGTGATGACTGTCACACCAACTGGTGGCAGTGCAATAGCAGTGCTAGGCAGCGACCACTAATGGCTAACGGCAAGCGTTATCGGATGGTGGAAGGGGGCATGCAAGACCGCTTCCACCAATCGATGAGCAAAGTGCAGTTCATTGGCGGTGGATTTGGCAACGGCAAGACAGCCGCAGCATGTGTGAAGGCACTGAAGCTGTGCAAAGACTATCCTGGGTGCAATGGCTTGATCGCGCGCAGCACTTATCCGAAGCTCAACGATACAATTCGACGCGAGTTTTTGATGTGGTGCCCAAAGGCGTGGGTCAAGCGAACACCGACGAAAGACGACAATACGCTGGTGCTTACGAACGGCAGCACGATAAACTTCAGATATGTAGCACAGCGCGGCAAAGACAGTGAAGAAAGCAAGAGCAATCTGCTATCTGCGACCTACGACTGGATCATTGTCGATCAAATGGAAGACCCAGAGTTTTCTCATAAAGATTTCATGGATTTACTTGGTCGTTTACGCGGCAATACTGATTATGTGGGTGATGATCGAAGAATGCCGAAGTATGGGCCGAGATGGTTCATCGGCACGCTAAATCCCACGCGGAATTGGTGTTATCGCGAAATCATCAAGCCATTGCATGATTATCAGCGCGGATTGGTGAATGAGAAGCTGCTTTGCTCGGTAGATGAGAATGGCAAGCCAATTCTCGATGAAATGGGCAGGCCGACGCCGATAATCGAATTATTCGAGGGATCGACGTATGAGAACGTCGAAAACGTCGGTGAAGACTACATTCGAACGATGCTTGCTAGTTATACTGGCAGTATGCGCGATCGCTTTGTTTATGGTAAATGGGGCGCACTTACGGGCCTCGTTTATCCGCAGTTTGATGAAATGACGCACGTAATGCGTCGTGATGATATGGATGAGTATCTGCACCAAATGCGGATGGTGGGTTTCACTCCGACGATCTTTGAGGGCTACGATCACGGGCTAATGCGTCATTCGTCATACGGTTTGTTCTTCGGTGACGATGACGGCAATGTTTTCCTGATCGACGGCTTTCGGATCGCTGAGCACACAATTGCTGCGAGTTCGACGCTAATTAAACAGATACGGCTCAAGCACCATGTGGACAGCAGCAGACTATCGCCGGTGTTCGCTGATCCCGATTTGTTCCGCAGAAAAACCGGCAACAAAACGAGTGTCGGCCTGACAACCGCTGGGTTGTTTCAGGAAGAAGGCATCTTCATGCAGCGAGGTAATCGCGATGTGGAAAGCGGAATCGCAAAGAATTGGCAATACCTTGCGCCGATATCCACGCACGAGCACCCCATCACGGGTAAACGCGGTTCGCCGCATTTCTATGTCAGCGATAGCTGCCTGTGGTTTGTCGAAGAAATCACCGAGTATTATTTCCAGCGCGATAGCAGCGATGAACAAACGGATAAACCTGCAAATCGAAACGACCACGCGATGGATATGTGGAAGTATGCGATGACGCACAGGCCGAAGCTAGCGAAATACATGGGCGATCCAGATGCACCGCCTGCATGGATGGCGTGGCATGAAGTCGAGCGTGCGATTGGTAAAACACTTCCAAGGCATAAATAGATGGCAGGACCAGGAAGCAACTTCTCACCAGAAATCCTTGCTGCAATTGAGGAGGCATTGGAGAAGTTAGCTGATGCAACGGGTGTGGATTTGGGTCAGCAATTCCGCAAGCTAGAGCGGAAGATGGACCCGACTGATCCCGATGAACCTGATGCACAAGGCAATGAGACGCAGCCTGAGAATGAACAAGAAGAAATGAGGCGTCCGCAGTGAGCGATAATCCGCTAGACCCGCCTGTCGATGAACCGAAGCCCGATTTCAGTGGGCAGGTTGATCCGCTGGAGAACGCACTTGATGCGGCGGGTGTCGGTGAACAAGAGCCAACTACACCGCCAGTGTATCGTAAACTTCCTGAGTCGCGGCTGCCTGTTAGCAGCAAACGCGGTTCCATGTGGAAAGGCCGCAAGGATAATGCGATTAGGCAAATGTCCGATCTCGTCGATGCGTGGGATGAAGCCATTCGGTATTACAACCATGATCAGGCAGAGCATCGTGACGGCACATCGACGCCGGGCCATAGCGGCAATAGGCTTGTTGCTAAGCGACTGAATGAGCGCCATAGCAGCACTGAGAACATTGTCTTCAGCAATGTCAATGCACAGATACCTGAGCTTTATGCGAAGAACCCAATCATCAGTGTCACGTCACAGTCTGCGGAGGAGAGCAATCTCCCGCACGGCACGCCACCGGGTGATAGCTTCGCACGTGCAATCGAGCGGCTGATCAACATCCTGTTCGCGATGAAGGCTGCGCCCGGTGTCAACATCAAGCCGAAAGCCAAGCGCAACGTGCTGGTGACACTGCTGACAAACCGCAGTTGGTTTGAGGTTGGTTACATCACGCGGGACAAAAGCAGCGAACAAGCGATGCAGAACCTTGTTGAATTAAGCAAGGTGATGCAGGAAGCTAAAGACGCAGAAGAACTGCGGGAGACAGAAGGTGAACTCGCCGCGCTGGAGGAGAAGGTTGAGTTCCTTCAGCCGAGTGGTCCGTTTGTGCGTATTCGCCTACCTCATCAGGTTCTTGTCGATCCTGATCACAACGATCCGTATCTGTCGGATGCTAATTGGGTTATGATCGAAGACATGCTACCGACCTCATACATAAACGCAGTTTATGCGGTGGAGGATGAGGGGAAGGAAGAATTCTATAGCGTGTTCGAGCCGACGCATGTGTTGAACAGCAGCGCAGGCGATGGCACCAGCGATGAAATGTCGCTGTTCACAAGTGACAAGAACAACTATTCAGCATATGGGTTCGACTCGCAGGATTCGTATGATCAGGCTAAGCGCACGAAGATATGGTATGTGTGGGATAAAGTGACGCGGCGCCTGGAGATGTATGCAGACAACGATTGGAAATGGCCCATTTGGGTTTGGGATGATCCGTATGGCTTGCAGAACTTCTTCCCTCTTACTCCCATGTGGTTCCACGATAACCCTGTGGCAGTGTTCGCTAAGGGAGAAGTCAGCTATTACCTTGATCAGCAGGACCAGATCAACGAAATCAATGATGAGAAAAGGCGTGCATTGCTTTGGGCACGTCGCAATATCTTCTACAATCCAGACAGCGGCATCACTCAGGAGATTGCAGACAGCATTCTCAAAGGCCCCGATGCGACAGCAGTGCCTATCCGGCTGCCCGAAGGCGCTGATCCGAACAAGGTTATATTCTCTATTCCACCGCCTAGCATGGCGTTCGGCGCACTGTTTGAGAAAAAAGACCTGTATCAAAGCGTCGATCGGATCGCAGCGACAAACGAGGTCGAACGTGGTGGTGAATTCAAAACGAATACGACCAACAAAGCGATTGATTATTACAGCACCATGGGTAACCAGCGCATGGATATGCGACTGGATGCTATCGAAGATGCGCTCGGTGACGTAGGCTGGAAGCTAGCACAGCTTTGCCTCAAGTTCATGGACCCGCAAACCGTTAGCGAGCTAACAGGTATCGATGTCACTGATGTCTGGCGTCCGTTGGATAACCTCAAAGACTTCTCACTGTTCAGCGTTGCAGTGGTAGGCGGCAGCACACAGAAGCTCACTTCGCAGGGACGCAAGCAAGCTGCTGTGCAGATCGGTCAGATACTCGCACAATTTGCGAAGGTGGCACCAGGGCCAGTGCTCAAGACGACGCTGACGATGTTCAGCAAAGCATTCGATGACTTTATGATATCGAAGGAAGATTGGGATAGCATCGAGCAATCAGTCGAACGGTCGCTCGTAGCAGGACAAGGTGGCGCACCAGGACAACCACCGGGTGCACCACCGCCGCAAGGCGCTCCTCCGGGTGTTCCTGCCGGACCACAAGCTCCCAGTGGGCCGCCACCATCTGGCGGTGGAGCGCCGCCTGTCATGCAGATTGCGCAGATGGCTGTGCAGGCTTTGAGTCAAATGCCGCCACAAATGCTCAAGGGCATCGGCATGGCGCTGGCTCAAGGTGTTCCTCCTGCGCAGATTTTGCAGCAAGTGCTTCAGCAAGTTAGTGGACAACAGCCACCACCGGGTGCACCACAAGCACCACCGGGTCCACAGCCCCCGCCGCCTCCCCCACCACCGCAGCCTAATGGAGCAATGCCACAATGAGCGGCACAACAGAAGACGCAATCCTCAGCAACATCCCCGATTTCGCATCGGACAGCGGAGGAGGTGCATCTGGCGCTGATGATGGCGGTAGTGATGGGCGTTCCAGTGCGGCACCTACCGACAGCGGTGCTGCTGGGCGCAGCTCTAGTGCTCCTCCAGCCGATGGCGCTGCTGCTCCACAGACAACACAAGCGGTAAAACGTCGCCATGATGGACTGGTGGAAGTTCCAAATCCGCAGAATCCTAATACCCGTGATCTCGTTGATCCTATTAGCGGCCGAACAGTCGCACAAGGAGGCATCGAGCGCCGGGTGTTCGAGGAAGCGCAGCGGCATGCGCGCGAGAATGTGCAGCTTCAGCACCAGCTTCGCCAAGCGCAAGCACAAGCAGGCGGCGCCAGTGAAGTGATGCAGGAGGCACAGAGGCTCAACGTGTCGCCTGAACAGCACGTGGTCGCAATTCGTGTGATGAGTGATTTCGTGCGTGATCCAGTGAAGACGCTGGAATACTTGGTTGCAGAGGTGAAGGCTAAAGGCTACCAGATACCGTTCCTTGAGAACGGCGTGTCGCAAGGCATGGACTTGACTGCGATACAGCGCATGATCGATCAGAAGATGGCGCCGCTGACTCAGCAACAGGCAGCAGCGCAACAGCAGCAGAAGATACAGGCTGATGCAGCCCAGCAGTTGAATGGGTTCATCAGTGATCATCCCGAAGCCGAAGCAAATCTTGACGTCATTGCGGAGATGATGCAGGCTCAGCCCGGTTTAGGCTTGCAGAAAGCCTACATCACTATGATGCGTTGGGCGCATGAACATGGGTTGGACGTAAGCCAATCACTCAAGCGCCAGATTGCAGACTTCCAACGGCAACAGCAGACTACGCAGCAACCACAGCCCACGAACCGCCCGCTCCCTGGTCCCAGAAGCGCAACTAACGGCGCAGTTGCAACCAGCGACACCGGGCAATTCAGTGAGAACGCTTCTTGGGCGGATATCATCCGTCATTCTATGCGTGAAAGTGGTATTCAGTTGCAGTAGGAGGCTAACAAATGCCAGTAGGCAGTGTCGTTCCCAGTATGGCTACCGTGCTGCATAGCACGCTCACCAAGTCTCGACGCAAATTGGTCATGGCATCGATCAAATCGAATGCCCTCATGGCGTGGGTATTCGCCAATGATCGCGTCGAGTATGAGGATGGTGGTTACAACATCACCAACCCGCTGACAGTCGGACGCAATCCCAACATCACTTCGTATTCCTACTATCAGTCGTTGCCGGTCAACCAGACCAACGAATTCGACACGGTGGAATACGGATATTCGCGTGTTGCTGGCACAGTGATCATCAGTGATCAAGAGCAAGACGAGAACAACGGATCGTCAGCAATCTTCAAGCTGATGAAAGAGAAGATGAATGTCCTTGAGCAAAGCATCAAAGACAAATTCAGTGAGTATCTCTATGCACCGGGTGGAGGTTCCGACCCACTGGGCCTTGGAACACTCATCCCCACCAATCCCACAGTCGGCACATTGGGTGGCATCAATCGTGCAACTCAGCCGCAATGGCGCACTGCTGCTTATAACTTCGCAGGCGCACTCGACAACACGAACATCGAAGAAGCGTTCGATGACGTGCTGATGGACCTCACGCTGAAGTCTGATAAGCCGTCGATTATCCTCACTGGGCGTAATATCTATCGCAGCTACCGTCAGGCAGTGCGCGATAAGCTGACGATCCCGCTGTCAGAGGGCAAAGCTAGCAAGCGGATGTTCGATCTCGGGTTCGAGGGCGTGCTCCACAACGGCATCCCGCTGATGTATGACGAAGATTGCCCCGTTAACTATGCCTATTTCATCAATGACACCTACCTGAGACTGCATATGCTGCGTGGCGTCAACATGAAGGTGAAGGAACTCGTTGCGCCGTGGAACGTAGACGCAGTGGGTAGCCGCGTTGTGTGGCAGGGACAGTGGTGCATGTGGCGCGCGTATCGCACGCATGGAGTAATAACAAACTAATGGCAGCCACAGACATCAAGCCTGCATTCCAGGCGGAATATATCAAAGGTGACTTCTGGCGAATGGTCATGCACATCGAGGAGGATGTGCGCAACGTGGGTGCGCTTGGTAACAAGCAGATAATCACGCGCAGATTGGTGCCGAAGAAAGAGACATTCGGTGCTGGCTACATGGTCTACTTTCCACAAGGCCACAGCATCTTTGTAGCAGAGGATGACAAGGATCAGTTGCACCGTCTCGGTGTGCTGCGTGATCCTGCACTTGTGGATATGGAAAGTGGCGAGTTGGTGCCAGAGAACTACAACCTGACACCGAAAGAAATCGTAGAGCGCAAGGAAGCTAACAGGCCACGGTCGCCGTATACAGGCTCCAAGATGGAGGACTCAGATGCCTAATGCAATGACGAACCCGAATGCATTCAATCGTGCACAAAGCGCGTATGTGCCGAAGATGATGTATAGTGCTGACGTGAACTACAACGGTGGCACGCGCGTTGACTTCGGGCTGCCTGCTGCTGCATCAGCAACGAATGTGCTGAATGCAATTCCTGTTGTTACGACAGCAGCGACCGATCTGACTGGTGTTGTGCAGTTCCCTGAGCCTTATGGGCGCACCATTTCGATCCTGCTAGGTGCTGCTGGAACACCAGTCGTCACAATCAACGGTTGGGATTACCTCGGTCAGCCGATCTCTGAGGCGATCACTGCCGCTGGCACTGGCGCAGTTGCAGGCAAGAAAGCGTTCAAGTCTTTCCGCAATGTCAACATAGCTGCTAATGCGACACTGAGCATCGGCAGTGGTGCGTCACTCGGGCTGCCTTACAAGGCGCTGCGCTGCCAGTTTGAAACTGCGGCTGGCGCGTTGGTTGCAGCGGGAACGCTGATTGCGCCGATCCTCGTTGCACAGACCGCAACGACAGGTGATCCGCGTGGCACCTACACGCCGACCACTGCAATGAACGGCGCAACGTGGATCACTGCGGTATTCGACTTCGCGAATGACGTAGACACGGTGCTTGGTGGAGGGCTGCACGGCATTCAGCAATTCGCTGCTTAGTTAGCCAGCTAACAGCGGAGATGCACCATGCCGGTGAAGGCAGGCGACATCGTTAAAGCGGTGATCGTGGAACTGTCACAAGTTCCAGGCATCGCCACACAAGTCTATGCGGCAGATCGCATCCTGCAATACGTGCAGGATGCGTTCCTGCTTGAGATCGAAGAAATCTGGTGGCCGCAGTATATGCAATACTTCGGTCCTGTTGCGCTTGACGGCACGACAGGGATCATTGTTAGCGACCTAACAGGCCCAATCAGCAGCATTACCGATTACGCTGACATTGCTGCGGTGTGGCCTGAAGGCAGCGACAAGCGATTGCGCCAAATGCCACCGGGCAAAAACCCGACAGTGTTTTCGAGTGGCACCGGCAGCAGCGGCAGTCGCGGCTACTACATGACGCCGGACTACACCACGCCAAATCGGCCATTTCGCGTTTGGCCGATGGACAGCACAGGCAACTTGGTGATCTGGGCACGCCAACGCAACGCGATGCCACTCGGCAACAACGATCTGTTGCTGCTTGATGGGCTGTTGCTGCAATACGATGCAGCGTGGATGTATTGCGTGGACGATGGCACAGTGCCGGCGCAGGTGAACAAGTATCAGATGCTTGCACAGAAGCGCAGGCAAACGATGATCAGCAGCTACAGTCATCAGCCACTATCACTGGACAGCCGCTATCCATCGGATACGGATCAGTGGTGGACGCCTGCCTGATGTATAACAATAAGCATTTCAATGTAAAGACTACCAACGCACAAGAGAAGCTACAGTTCTCCACAGTGCGCTCGTATGAAGGCGGGCTGAACGTCGCTGATACCGACTTGAATATGTCGCCGCAATTCGCGAAGATTCTCGATAACATGGAGCGCGGCACCGATGGCACGCTGAGCGTGCGGCCGGGAACCAAGTTCTTCCACAAGAGCGCAAATACTAGCGACATCATCAATCTGTATTACTTCAATTCGTTCGTCATCACGGCACATGCTAACGGCAAGATATACAAGATCGATGGTGCTGGCACCGCAACAGAGTTGGTGCAGGCTGTAGGTGGTGCACAGTTCTGGGCTGCTGGCGTTTTCTTCGTCAGCTTCACGATCTTCAACAGCGATTTGCTGATGGCAAACGGCAGAGATAAGCCCGTGCTGATAGGAGGCAAACAATTCAGACCAGATG